CCCGCAGCGGCGTGGTGCAGCCGGCCTCGATCGCCGCGGCGTCGAGCGCCGGCGCGATCGCCTCGGCGTCGCATCGCGGCGCGAACAGCTTGAGCTGGGCGGCGGTGATCATTGCCCCGTCCCTGCCTGGGCCTTGGCGATCTCCACCTGGGCGCCGGTCTTGTTCTGCTGCCACGTCTCCGCGGCCTTCGCGCCGTACAGGGCCGCCAGGATCAGGCCAGCCGCGCCGACCTTGTCCGCTGTCTGGCCGCCGAGGATCGACCAGGCCGTGGCGGCGGCGACGACATAGATGGCAAACGGCCGGGCCAGGTCGCCGACCAGCGACTTGACCTGTTCGAGCGTGGACGGCGGCGGGAAGGTGGGCGCGGCCGGGGGCGTGTCGGTCATGGCGCGGGATCTCCTACTTGGGCAGGAAGTCGTGGAAGGCCCCGCCGATCAGGGCGAACAGGGTGGCCAGGATGGACTTGAGGTTGATGATCACCGTCAGGCACACCGCCACCGCCGCGATCAGGGTGGCGTTCAGCCACGACGGCCGGCGCGTGCGCGACTTCTCCAGCGCCACGTCGGCGCCGGCGGTGGCGATCTCGCCGACCTTCTCCTTGACCTTCTCCGCGGCCAGGGCCTCGGCGCGGACCTCGATCTCGCGCTCCAGGTCGGCGGCGTCGACGCGGCCGGTCACCGCGGCCAGGTCGCGCCGGACCAGGCTCAAACCGTCGCGGACCTCGCCCAGCGCCACGCCCAGTTCGCGGTTGGAGCGGGCGAGCTCGCCGGCCAGATCCGCCTGTCCCTTGACCAGGGCGGCCTCCGACAACGCGCGCTGCTTGTCGATGTCCTTGAAGCGCTGGTTGAACCGCGCCTCCAGCCGGCGCAGGGCGGCGGCGACGTCGGCGGAGGCGGCCGGGAACTGGCGCGGCGTCATCGGCCGCCGCCGGACATCGGCGGCCGGCCACGACCGGCAGGGGTGCGAAGCGGAAGGGGCAAGGCGCGGCCTCCGGGACATGCGGGGGTCGGATAAGGGCAAGTCAGCACGCCGGCGCAGCGCAGCGCGTCCGGGCAGGGCGGCGGACAGCGGGATCATGGCGCACCGAGGTCAGGTCCATCCCGGGCAGCTCCTGTGGCGGTGTGGTTGATGTGCGGGCGGGGGTGGTGAAACGCAGGCGAGCGGCGCTCGCGTGGCGATGGCCAGACCGTGCGCCGCTTGCTAAAAGCTCCAGCGATGCTGAACCATTGGCGCGAGATACTGTTCTGGGTGGGCTACTCGGCCTTCGCGGCAGCGTGGATCTTCATGCTCGTGCGGGCCTGGCGATCTCGACGCGAGGTCAAGCCGGAGGACCTGAAATACGACTGGCTCGGCTTCCCCGATGAACGGTGAGTCCATCCTTGGCCACCGCTAGTTCGGCGGCCCAAGCACGGCCGCCAGGACCGGTATCAGGATCGACGCCATGCGCGGCTGCATGAGGGCGGTAGGGTGGATCCCGTCGCCGAAATAGGCAGCGTTTCCCGTGCTCGCCTGGTCGCCCAGAATGGTGTCGCCCCCGAAATCGGCCACCGCCTCCGCACCGGCTGCATTGGCGAGGATCGCTGCGTTGAGGGCGCTCCGTTCAGTCAACTGGCCGGCAGTGAGGCCGGAACGCGCGAGCATGGTGCCGACTATGACCTTGAAGCCGGCCGTGTGCGCCAGCCCGACATAGGTGGTGATGTAACCGTATGTCGTCGCACCCGAGGTCCCGCCGGCGATGTCGTTGGTCCCGGCAAACAGGACCATGACGTTGGACTTGTAGGCTGACCGGTACATGGTCGAAGGCGCCAGCAGCCCTGAAGCCGCCGAAATCGTCGCCATGGTCAGGCCGTTCTGAGCCATCAGCCAGGTCAGCGCCGGGCGGCTATAGCGGTCAGACGCCAACAGCGCATAGGGACGCGCGCCAAGCAGGGTGTTGCCGGCGGTGATGCTGTCACCGACATAGACCACCTGGGCGTCGACCTGGGGGACCAGGCGCGCCATCTGGTAGAACGCCAGGCGCATGTTGCTGCGCTCGGTCGACGAGAGCGCCCGGCCCCAGACGATCACCGAATTGATGTCGACGTGGCCGGCCTTGTTGGCGGTGGTGAAGTCCCCGGCCGGGCCGATGAAGCCGCCGGCGGTCGGGTTGGCGATCGCCGGGTTGCGTCCGCTGGCGTGGCTCTCCTCGTTCTGCCAGAGCGTGCCCTGCGCCCCCGAAGAGGTGAAGACCAGGCCCATGATCGAGGGACTGTCGACGATCCTCAGCGAGCTGTCGTAGCCCGCATAGGTATTGTCGGTCAGCGTATAGCCCTTGTAGGGATGATGGCCGATCTCGAACGACCACTTGGAGAACTGCAGGCTGGTGGTGGTCGCCGCGTTCGCCGAAGGCGTCCCGGCCATGGTGAAATGGAAGTGATCGGCGTCGTCGACGGTGACGGTGTGTGCTCCATTGTAGAGCATGTCCGTCGCGCCCTGATCGAAGATCTGGTTGCTGGTCGAGAGGCCGTGGCCAACCGATGTCACCGACGCCGTCGTGCCCGACTTCGTGATCGCGGAGACCGCCACGCTGGTGGAGGTGTTGTATGTGAAGAAGGCGTTGTTCTGGTTGTAGAAGCCCGCCGGCCGAGCCAGCAGGAAAACCGAAGAGGTGTTGCCGTTGACCGCCGCTGAAGACGGGACCAGCAGGAACTGGGTCTGGTCGACGGTGATCGATTGCACCCCGCCGATCGTGTTGACGCCGGGATAGATGATCGGGCGGTAGACGTCGTCGGGCTGGAGCGCGTCCCTGCCATGGCCGGACTGGTCGTATTCGATGGTGACCTTGCACGTCGTGTTGGCGCAGAAGCTCGAGATGGCCCCCAGGTCGGCCTGATCTCCGACAAAACCGATGTCCTGGGTGGTGGAATCGCTGGCCCGGATCAGCTGGACGGCGTTCCCCGCGTAGGCCGCCCGAAGGCGCGACGTGCCATAGGCCGCCTCGGGCGCAGTCCCGCCCACGGCGTCGATCGGGAGCACCTGCGGCGAGGCGGACACCAGCGTCCAGACCGCGGCGTTGGCGGTGACGTCGCTCGCCTGCCACACCCAACCGTTGGAGCCGTTCCGCCAATAGCTGTTGACCGCGAAGCCATGAGCGGTGTCGTCGGTGCGCCCCGGATTGCGGCGCTCCAGGCTGAGCGTGGCCCGAGGGGCCTGATAGATGGCGAAGTTGGGCCCGGCGAGAACCTGGGCGGCCGCGGGGCTCGCCAGGCCGACGGCCAGCAGAAGAGTGGCGAGCCAGCGCATCAGTTGCGCTCGAACAGGAAGGTCACCGAGGCGTCGGTCGTGGCCGCGAAGGTCGGCGTTCCCCGGGTCACGACGCAGGCGTAGGCGGTGGTGGCGCCGGACAGGTCGAAGGGCAGCGCCAGGTTCTGGCTCTGCCCCACGCTGGGGGTTCCCAGCGACGTCCAGTCGGTGACGTGCGCCACGCCGACCACCTTGTTGAAATCCGCAGCGGCGACGGAGAAAGCGGTCTTGTCGGTGCAGGTCGAGCCGGTCGGGTTGGCGTTGAAGATCACCACGTCGATCGCGGTGGTCTGCGCCGATTTCATGTCGATAATCACCGACTGCAAGTGTGCGCCGGGGGCCGCAGACGCACGCTTGGCCCCGGCGATGGTGATCAGGCCGCCGACCGCGTTGTTGGCGCTGTAGGCCGCCGAGGCCGTCACGGTCTGGGCCACGGTCACCGGGAACGTATTGCCTCCGATCTCCCCGAGGTGGTTCTCGCCCGCCGGGATCGCGGCGGCGGAAGCCGCGCATAAGTCATTCAGTGCGCTCAGCTGAGCGGCGCTGTCCGTGCCGGCGGTGTTACCGGAGTAGGGACAGGTGGCCGCCGCCGGATTGGCGACGAGCGCCAGCAGCAGCGCGAGACCTCCGAGGAGGCCGAGGTGTGCCGAACGGGTCATGGGGAGTCCTCTCTGGGCCGGCCGCGCGTGCAGCGCGTCAGTAGACGGTGATGCCGTTTTCGGAGAGCAGGCGCGCCTGGGAGCGGGCATAGATCCGGGCGACCTCGGCCTGGCTCTGCGGTGTCGCGAAGAAGATCAGTTCGGCGAACGAGATGTCGCGGCGATAGAGGTCCGTGTTATTGCCGCTCGCGACATTGCCGATGGCGATCTTGGTCGCCGCCGGCAGCTTCAGCCCAGTCTGGGTCAGCGGCGAGCCGCCGCTGTTGCCGAAGTAGAGGGTGCGCCCCGCCACATTGCTGTTGAGGTTGCCGGCCAGATCGTAAGTGACCGCCAGGAAAACCCAGTCTCCGTTGGCAGCGCCCGAGGGATAGCTGATCGTCGTCTCGGGCCCGTTGGCGTTGGGCAGGCCCGCGCTCAGCAGCAGCATGTGCGGCGCATCCTGCGGCTGCTGCAGCAGATAGTCGCCCGTGGTGCCGGCGTTGTTGCCGTAGACGACCTGCCGCCCCGTCCCACCGACGGCGATGCGGAACACCATGCACATGGTGTAGGAGGTGCGGTCGTCGTAGGGCGTCTTCAGGCCGTTGTTGTGGTGGTTAGAGGCGCCGTTCGCCAGCGTCATGTAACCCGCGGACATGACCGGCGCGTCGGCGTTGGCGACCATCAGCTGGCCCGACAGCAGGTCCGCCATCGTGGGATTGGCCGAACTGAAAATCCAGTGACCGGTCGCCTCGAGCTCGGCGATTGACGGGAACATCGGCGCCACCAGGGCGGCGTCGAGAACATGCGCGGCCGTGCCCGGCACATTGAACGGCAGCCGGATGAAGGGCGTCGGTGCGGTCATGGCTTGCCTCTAGGAGACGTCGAGGGGGGTGATGTTGAGGCTGAACGACGGGCAGACGTGCCACAGCGGATAGGTGGTTCCCGCATGGCTGAAGGTGTCGTCGGTGCTGTCGCGCAGGTTTCCCCCGGCGCCGCCGAGGATGGTGGGCCCCAGGGCGGCGATCGCGTCCCGGGCGTAGCGCAACACCGGGCTGCTCCCCAGGCTCCGCGAGAGCGTCATCTGGATCGTGTCGCCGTTGACGACCATGATGTTCGACAGGGTCACCGCGCCCGTGCCGTCGGAGAGCGCAAAGCCGAGCTGGGTCACCGGATGGAGCAACGTGGTGTCGAGCTGCAGCGGCGACAGGGGGACCTTGAACTTCACCGTCAGGGTCGTGCCCCGCGCCGTGGCCGACAGCGGCAGGATGAAGTCGGGCTCGCGGCCGTCGATCACCAGCTGCTTGTACGCACGGCCGAGCGTCCGCCCCAGCCGCAGGTTTCCGACGTTGGTATAGTGGGTCGTGTCCGGGCAATGTGGCAGATGGTAGACCGGCGAGACCATGAACAGCAGGCTGCTCTCGGCGCAGGCGTCGAGCTGCGCCTGGGCGACCTGGCCGCTGTTCGGGATCACCTCATAGGCCGGCTGGACCACCAGGGTGTAGCAGGGCGTTGACTGGCTGGTGATCCCCCGCACCGTCGTGTCGATGTCGGTCGCCAGTTGCTTGATCGCGGCCTTGTAGGTCGCATAGCTGGTGCCGAGCTCCGCGTCGGATTCGCCCTGGACCCAGGCGACGGCATGGCAGGCGAACACCTTGCCGGCCGTGGTCGCGCGGGCCTTGGCCTCGTTGAGGTGTTCGGTGAAGTCCGCCCACCAGGTCGCCGCCGCGTTCAGCTGCGAGATCATGTAGGCGCCATGCCCGGGCGCGCTGGAGAAGATCACGAAGGCCGTCGGCGCGATGCCGTTCTCGATGGCGGCCTGCTCGACCGCGCCGTTGGCCATGCCGCTACAGACTGTCTCCGACACCTTGCCCGAGAGGCCGCCGTAGGGTTGCGTGGTCGCATCCTCGACCAGGGCCTTGGTCGTGCTGGTGCCCGGCGCGACATAGGTGGCGCCGGAGGCACTGCCGTTCTTGGCCGAGCGGGGCCCGGCGCCGAAGGTCAGGTTCGAGTAAGGCTGCGCCGTCGACAGCGGCACGAACACCGTGTTGTCCGTGGTCTGGCCCAGCGAATTCGATTGGCCGTAGCTGATGAAGCCATTCCAGTCCGTCAGCACCGGCTTGGCCGTTGTGAGCAGGTCACCGCGTGAGCGCCGCGGCGCGAAGCCGGTCATGCCAGAGCCGGAGACCACGCCGTTCAGGGTGTCGACGCCGATGAACACCCCGCCGTCGTGACCGCTGACCAGGGGCTGGACGCGCTCAGTTCCCGAATAGGTCCGGAAGGGCGCGGTGAAGGACAGGGCCCGTGCGATCACCGCGCGATAGAGCGCGCCGCCCATCGGATCGAGGGCGGCATAGAGGAAGCCGGTGGATTGGGAAAAACCCAGCACGATCCCATAGTCATGCCCGGCCACGATCGGCTGGATGTCATCCGTGCCGGAAAAGAGCTGCAGCCCTCGGCCAGCCGACTCCATCGCCGCGAGCGTCGCCGTGTTGACGGTCCCCGCGGCTTCCGCGTCCGCCGCTGACGCCGCTGCGGCAGCTGCCGCCGCCTCCGCTGCGGCAGCGGCGGTGATCGCCGTCTCGGTCGAGACCTGGGTCCAGTTTCCCGCCCCGTGGCCGGTGTTAGTCTTCAGCCACGTCCCGGTATCATCGTCATCGTCAAAGACGGTCGCCAGCGTGAACTGCGGAAACCCCACCACCCCCGGCAGCACCAGGTTCGTGGCCATGTCCGCGGCATACAAATCCGCCAGCGTATCAAACCCGAACGTGCCCCAGTTGCCGAATGGCGACAGGGTGGCGCAGCCGATGGCCGCCAGCCCCGCCTGGTCGGCGGCGGAGTCGTTGGTGATCTTCACCAGGCCGAGATAGTCCGACACAAAGTTCGCGCCGGAGGGCATCGCCCCGAGGCTCATGTTGGGCCCGGGCGCCAGCATCAGGATCATCAGGTCATTCCCGGTTAGTGGGCGGTCCAGGCGGAGCCGTCGCAGGCGCCGATGACGCCGACAGCGCCGCCGCCCGTCAGGGCCGCGTTCCAGCTCGGCGCGGTGGCGTCGGTGACCCAGTAGAGGGTCCCCTTGGCCCCGGCGTTGCAGGTGGGCAGGCCCGCCACGGTCTTGGATTCCAGCACGATGGTCGGCAGGTCCGACGAGACCAGGGCGCGGAAGGTGGGGGCCGCAGCGCCGCCCGAGGTCGGGCCGGCGAAGACGCGGTTGGCGCTCTGGTTGGCCAGGGTCCCGGTCAGGGTCCCGGATCCGGTGACCGGCGATCCCGACACGGTGATGAACCCCGGCAGCGACAGGCCGACGCTGGTCACCGACCCCGCCCCCGCGCCGCTGCCGGGCATGTCGGCGCTGACCAGGGCGCGGAAGGTCGGGGCGCCGGCCATGCCGGAGGCCGGGCCGGCCAGGACGGCATTGGGGGTCTGGCTGGTCAGGCTGATGCCGCTGTCGGCGGCCTGCTGCGGCGAGGTCCCCGAGGCGATCAGGGCGTCGCCCGCGTGGGCGATCGAGGTCGGGGCGTTGACCGGGTTGGGGACCTGCGCGCACCACGCGGGTGCGCCCAGCCCAGCCCAGGCGGCCACGGCGGCGGCCAGGATGCAGGCGAGCGGCGCTCGCATGCTCATCCCCTCAGCCACGCCGCGCCGTTCCAGCGCAGGCGCGACCAGCCGTTGTTGACGGTGATGGTGTCGATGGTGGTGGCTCCCGACTTGATGGTCTGGGGGTAGGTTCCGGCGTTGCCGCCCTCATCGGTCAGCACGATCACCTGGCCGGTCGCCGGCGTCCCAGGCAGGTCGAGCTCGATCGCGGCGCCGAAGCTGTTGGTGACGTCGACGTACCAGTTCAGCGCCGGCGGCGTGCCCAGAGCGTGAGGCGAACTTGAGACGGTGATGCGGGTGACCGAGCCGCCGGTCGCCGCGCCGGTAGTGGCGTCGGCGCCGGCGGAAGGGCCGGAGGCGCCGATCGCGTTCCTGGCCTCCAGGTAATAGGTATAGTCCGTCGAGGAGGCGAGGCCGGCATCGATGTCGTTCAGCGCCAAGCCGGTCCATATCGGCAGCGCGGCGCCAAATGAGCCGCCCGGGCCAGGCGCCCGAAACAAGGTATAGCTGGTGACATTGTCCTGGGTGGGATTGGCGTGCCAGGCCAGCGCCACCTGGTTGGCCGCCGGGACCGGCGCGCCGTCCCATGTCGGGATCGCCGGCACGCCGCCGGTCGCCGTGCCGAAGCCGCGGCCGGTCGGGGTGTATTTGTACTCGGCGACCAGGCTCAGGTCCTCCAGCGCCAGGCCGAAGGCGTTGAAGGAGGCGAACTTCAGCCACATCGGCTGGCCGACGTACTGCTGAGGCAGCTGGTAGCTCAGCGTCGTCTGCGACTGGCCCAGGATGTCCAGCACGGTGAACTGGTCCCCGGTCGTATGGGCCGCGTGCGCCTGGCCGTAGAGCCCCCGGCGCAGATAGGTCAGGTCGGCCGCATAGGTGGCCGTGGCGGCGACGTCGCCGAAGGCCAGCAGCTCGCCATTGGTCGGGACGACATAGGCCCCACCCGACAGGACCGGCTGGGCGGCGACCAGCGACAGGGTGCGGCCGGCGTCGGCGTCGGCATGGGTCACCGGGGCCGGGATGCCGCCGCTCTCGGTGCAGTCGACCGACAATGTGTTGGCGCTGTCGGGGTCGGCGTGGTCGGCCAGGTTGGCGGTCAGCAGGCCCTGGACCGCCGGCGCCTCGATCGTGCCGATGTGGCTATAGCTGGTCCCGTCGAAGGAGACGTGCACCTGGGCGCCGCCCCAGTTCGCCCCGCCAGAGGCCGCGATCAGGATCTTGGCCACGCCGCCGGTGAAGGTGGAGTCCGGCTCGGCCAGGGCCGGGGTGTTGACCGGCCCCGGCGGGGTCAGCTGGTTCGGCGTGGTCTGGCCCGAGGCGTCGGCGGCGCTGGCCGAGGCGGCGACGAAGGTCCCGATCAGGCCGGGGAACTCCTCGGCCTGCACCGACAGCACCCCGTCGTCGTCCTCCTCGACGTCGGTCACCCGCACCCGTTCGTGGTCCAGCCGCCGGGTGGTCAGGGTCAGGATCGCGCCGGGCAGCACCCGGATGTAGCGGTAGGGGATCTTGAAGCTGTAGCCCTTGCGGACATAGGCCGCGCGCTTGCCGACCAGCTGCACGACGATCTTGCCGACCACGGGGTCGCAGACCTCGTCGGCCTGGACATTGGACCCGTCCCTCAGCCCGTAGAGGTCGGTGAGCGTCTGGTCCTTGTACTCCAGCGGGTTGGAAACATAGCCGATGGTGCGGTCGGTGATGTTCAGGACGCAGCGGTTGAAACAGTCCGCCGGGTCCTTGCGGGTCACCTTGACCGGCTGCTCGGCGTCCAGGAAGTCGGCGAGCCCCAGGTCATAGGCCACGGCGGTGTCGGGGGTGTAGGTGACGCCGTTGGCGGTGATCGCGCTGTCGCCGAGCGGCACGAACTGCAGCTGGGTCCCGGAATCGAAGATCCAGCTGTTGGACAGCTGGGCCCAGCGGTCCAGGACCTGGGTCGCCTTCTCCGCCTGGTTCAGCAGCGGCGAGAAGAACAGCCCCTGCGCCCGCATATAGGTGGCCCAGCCCACCATCGAGCCGATGTCGCCGGCGGCCAGCAGGGCGCCGTACTGCACGCTGGTCAGCATATCCAGCGCGCAGTCCGACAGCAGCACGTCGATGGCGCTGGCCTGGACGTGGGTCTCCGGGTCGATCCAGCCCGCCGTGGTGTGGGTGTAGGAGAAGCCGTTCGCCCGCACCGTCTCAAAGGCGATGTCGGGCAGCTGCGCCGCCTGGCCCAGGTCCTCCTTGGGGCAGGCCAGATAGGCGGTGTAGGCATAGGCCCGGGCGTGGCCGGGGAAGTTGGTCGCCATGAACGACCAGGGCGACTGGATGGCCGTGCCGGTGAACAGCGTCATGTTCAGGTCCGACAGGGTCGTGGTGGTGGTGGTCGATGCCTGGGTGAAGGCCCGCGCTATGGAATCGACCGGCCCCTCGCACAGCCCGCGCACCGTGGCGGCGGTATAGTCATAGGACTGCTGGCCCTTGCCCCCGCCGCCCTTGCCCTTGCCGCCGCTCGACGAGTGGCGCTGGAAGTCGACATAGTCCATGGCGTTGGTCGCCAGTCGCCGCTGGCCCCAGAACACCGGCACCGGCACGTCCATCACCGAGGACGAGACGTTCAGCCCCGCATAGCGGATCGGGGCGGGCTGGCGCGCCTTGGCGAGCATCCCCTATGCCCCCCACAGGGTGAAATACTTGACCGGCCGCGGCAGGGTCTGGCCGCGCCAGCCGATGGTGCTGAGCAGCGGCTCGTCCAGCCGCGAGACGGTCACCTGGCCGGCCGCCGCATAGGCGTGGCAGACCTCTTCGGCATTGATGAGCACCGCCCCGTGGGCATAGGTGCGGCCGAAGCGCCAGACCCCGATGTCGCCCGGCGACGGCGCCTGCGTCTCGCGCGCGCCGAGCTGGCGCAGGATGTCGAGGAACCGCTCCTCGCTGCGGTGCTGGAACCAGCGCGGCGGATAGGGCCGCGGGTCGAAGTCGTCGATCCTGCCGGTCGCCCGATAGGTCCCGACCAGCAGCATGGCGCAGTCGACCGCGCCCTGGGGGCCCTTGACGAAGCCGCAGTCGCGGAACGGCGTGCCGATCCAGCCCAGCACCTCGATTATGGCCGCGGCGCGCTCGGCCGCCTCCTGGGCCGTGGGGAAGGCGTGGGTCTCCACCACACCCGAGCGCAGGGTGATGGCGATCTCTGATCCCGTGGCCACGGTGGCCTGGTGGTCGTAGGCGGCGGCCATCAGATGGCCGTGGAGGGCTGGGGCACGAACTCGAACCCGCGATAGTGCTGGGTGTTGGACCGGTCGGTGCAGCTGCGCCCGGATCCGGAATCGAACGACTTGTCGCAGCCCTCGAAGGCGGTGAAATCGTCGCCGGCCTCAGGCACGACATAGAGCGGATAGGCCAGGGCCAGGCCGGTGGCGTCAGCCGCGGTGATCGTCCGCCGCTGCCCGGCGCCCGCCCCCGTGGTCACCACCAGCGTGCCCTGCGAATAGTTGGCGGCATTGCCCGGGGGCGAGCCCGACCAGGGGATGAAGTTCTCCGTCGGCGAGGTCCCGACCACGTAGGCGGTGGTGAAGGCGCCGCGCGACAGGGTGCAGCCGGGGTCGCAGAAGGCGTGGTTGCAGCCGATCTGGTAGAGGTTGCGCGGGAAGCCCTGGTCCAGCCGGTTGGACTTGCCCTTGATCCGGATCGTCGCCTGGGTCTCGAACGAGTCGATCGCCCCGATGTCGCCGCCGAAGATGTCGATGCCGCCGAGCGTGGCGGTGTCGCCCGGCGACGGCATGAACACCCGGGTCAGCAGGAAGGTCGCGCCGTCGAACAGGCCGTTCTCGATCTGGGTGATGATCGCCGCCCCGCCGGCGAACCCGTCCATCAGGGCGGCCAGGTAGACGGTCAGGCTCGGCACCTGCAGGGTGTTGGTCACCCCCCATTTCGAGCGCTTCAGCCACGGCGCCTTGGAGCTGTAGGAATGGCCGCCATAGCTCAGGTCGCTGTCCCAGCTGGTCCAGCGCTCGACCGTGGTCCCGTCCGCCAGGGTGAAGGCGAACAAGTCCGCCGCCCACAGCCTCTGTCCACTGGCCAGGGCGGCGATCAGCTCAGGCGATGCGGCGCGCAGCATGGGCACGGCTCAGGCGCCCGGCCGGCAGGAGTGCAGCCGCACCTTGCCGACGTTCCACAGCCGGCTCATGAACTTCTCGAAGGTGTTCGAGTTCTCGCCGAGCTTGCAATAGTACCAGTAGCTCATGTCCACCGCGATCGCCTGGCCGTTCGGCGGGGCGGTGTCGAAGACGATGGTGTTGGCGCAGGGGCTGGTGTCGTCGACCGTGTAGAGCGACGGGTTCACCGGCGTGCCCGAACCGTTTAGATAGGCGTTGAACAGCTCGCCGGTGTTGACCTGGCCCACGGGCTCGGTCCCGGTGTAGCCGTTGGCCCCGAAGGTGCGGGTCAGGGTGAAGCTGGTGGTCGCGCCGTCGCCGGTCCCGATCACGTTCTGGAAGACCTGATAGTCGTCGATGTTGAGATAGAGGAACCGCCCCAGCGCGCCGCCGAGCTGGAGGTGGAAGCCCATCAGGGTCTTGAACTCCAGCTGCGCCAGCAGGTCGGAGTTGGGGATCGGGCCGTCGCGCAGGAAGCCGTAGGTCAGCTCGAAGTCGTGCAGCGGATGCTCGGCCAGGCCCAGGTCGATGTCCGCGCCCGACACCGCCGTCTGGGTCGGCATGTTGAAGAACATCGGCGACCACTTCTGGCCATAGGACAGGCCCCGCAGCAGGTCGCGGCCCGGATAGACCGGCAGGGTCATGTTCTCAGGCCGCCCATCTCAGGCGGCCGTCACGGTGCGCGCGCTCAAGCCATGAGAGGAAGTCGCCCCCCTGCTCATCCAGCATGTCGGCCAGCCGCGGCGGGTGGTGGGCATGGATCACCGGGCTGAAGTGGTTGTTGACCGTGCGCGCACCCCCCTGGCCGCCGCCGCGCACCGCGCTCATCAGCTCGCGGTTGTCAGCGGCCGGGATGATCCGTTCGCCGGCGTGGATCTGGGCGACCATGTCGGACGGCACCTCATTGGTCCCGACGTCCAGCGAGGCCAGCGGGGCGAATGCCGCCGCCGCCGCCGCCATGCTGGCGCCGAAGGCCGGGGCGCTGAGGTCGATGGGGAACGGGGCCCCGGCCATCGAGGCCACGCCCGCCGCCCCGGCGATCCCGGCATAGGACATCACCGACGAGACCGCCGTCGCCTTCTGCGTCGCCTGGCCGGTAATCAGGCCGACGATCCAGTTGGCGACCATCCGCTCCACCGCGTCGACGATCAGCCCGATTTCGTTGACCGCGATGTTCGACAGCGCCTGGCCCCAGCCCTCCGTCCCGGTGATCAGCCCCTTGATCTCGTTGCCGACGATCTGGACCTGCGGGTCGATATAGCTGTGCCAGGCCTGCTGGATCCGCAGCAGGCTGGTGCGGGTCTCGTTGACCATCTGGTTGTCGAGCTGGCGATGGCGGTTGTGGAAGTCCTCGTCGGCGCGCTTCTTGTCCTCGATCGCCTTCGTGTACTGCTGCGATTCCCGGCCATAGGCGGCCTCGGCGTCGGCCACGGCCTTCTCGAGCTCGCTGTTCTCGCGGGCGTGGAAGATCTCCAGGTCGGCGATCTCCTGGCGCATGGTCTGCTGGTGCAGGGCGGCGATCTGGGCCGCGGCGCGGACCTGGCCGAGTGGGCTGTAGTTGCCCGACTGCGCGATCGCGGCCTCCGAGGTGCGTGCGTTCGCCTCGCGGATCGAACGGTCGGTGTCCAAGGTGGCGCGCAGCGAGGTCAGCCGCGCCTGCGCCGCCTGGCGGTCGATCTCGGCCATGGCGCGGACGTGGTCGCGCTCGGCCGCCTCGAACTGGCGGTGCGCGTCGTGGTATTCGCGGCTCTCCTCGCCGAACTTGCCGCGGATGAAATCCAGCTTCTGGCGCCAGTCCGCCTCTTCCTTCGACCAGCTGTCGCGGTCGGCCTCCAGCTTGTCGTTGAGCAGGGAGAGCTGCTCGTCATAGGCCTGGTGGGCGAGGCTCTTGTTGGCCTCATAGACCCGCGCCTGGACCTCCAGCCATTCCTTGGACCCGGCCCGGGTCTGCGACAGCTTGGACTTCCAGAAGGCCAGCTCGGCGGCGGTCTGGTCCTTGAAGAACTCGCCGGACGCCATCTCCTGTTCGTGCAGCTGCTGGGTCCACTGCTGGACCACGTCCGGGCCCTTGGCCCCAGCCCCGGTGTGCGCGCCGCCGAGCGCGCCGCTGTCGGCCGCCCGCTGCGCCGCCTCCTGGGCGCTCATCACCTCGCCGGCCACGCCGACCAGCGCCTTCTGCTTGGTCAGGTCGGCGACCAGGGCGGCATTGTGCTGGTGGCGCGCGGCGGCGATCTCGGTGTCGAGCACCGCCAGCCGGTGCGCCTTCTCGCCCGAAGGTAGATAGGTGTCGATGGCGCGCTTGTATTCCGAGATCGCCTGCGCGTCGCGGCGGGCGGCCTCGGAGTTCTCGCCGCGCAGCTCCGTGTCGGCCTTCAGCGCCAGCTGGGCCCGGGCCAGGGAATTGGCCAGCGCCTGCCGATGGGCCTCGTCCTGCCCTTCGGGCGTGGAGGCGAAAACATCCGCGCCGCCCTGTGACGCCAGGTTCCGCTGCGCGTCGCGCTGGATGGCGCCGGTGACTGCGTCGGCCTGCGCCCGGCCACGCTGCTGGACGCTGCCGGCGGCGAAGCCGAACGAGTTGAACAGCTCGATCTGCTGGTTGACCTTGCCCAGCCAGTCCCACATGTCGCGCAGCCGGCCGATCGCGAAGTCCAGGCCGCCGGCCATGCCGATGCCCGCCTGGCGCGCCTCGGTCATGCGCGTCTGCAACGACTGGGTCAGCACCTCGACCGCGCCTTCCTTGTCGCCCATGGCGACCAGGTTCTTGATGTGCTCTAGAGTGGTGGAATCGAGAATGCCGAGCTTGGCGTTCAGGTCCTCAGCGCCCTTGACTGGGTCGCGCATGGCCTCGGCCAGTTCCTTCTGCGCGTCCGGCGCCTTCTCGCCGGTCAGCTTCGCGAAGGTCTGCACCGACGCGGTCAGGTCGGTGATCACGGCCTGGCTGCGCACGCCGGCCGAGGCGAAGGCTTCGGCGCTCTCCAGCGACGCGGTTCCCGCCTGGCCGGAGGCCTTGGACGCAGCATCCCCCGCCGTCTGGATCGCCGTGGCGCTGAGCCCGGACGCCGCCGCCGTGCCGACCAGGGTCGCGGCCAGCGTCTGCTGCCGCTGCTCCAGCTGCAGGGTGGACACCGCCGCACCGACCGTCGCCGCTCCGACGGCAATGACCGCGACGCCCAGGGGGCTCATCACCGCGGACAGGGCGGCGGCCGAGGCTTCGCCGCCGGCCATGGCCTGGGCCATGATCATCAGCGAGCCGGCGGTGCGGCTGAACCGGCCCTGCAGGGTCTCGTGGACCAGCACCAGCGCCTCGAAGCTGGCGCGGCTGGACATATGGCCGTGGGTGGCCGCCTTGGTCGCCGTCGCCTCCGCGGCCGTGGAGACCGTGAGGCTCTTCATCTCGCTGTCGAGCGAGCGGATCTGGTTGCGGGTCCGCGCGACCGCGTCGCCGGCGGACAGCATCGATGTCTTCAGCTGGTCGGAGACCCCGGCGTCCTTCGCCGTCTTGGCGAAGTCGTTGAGGTCCTTCTGGGCCTGTTTCAGCTCGGCCGACAGGATCGCGCGCTTGACCTGCAGGTCGGCGACGTCAGCCGTGATGGAGACGGCGATGTTGTTCGGCATCGTTCACTCCGTCACCAAGGGGAATGGGCACTCCCAGACCTCGGATTCATCGGCCGCCGGCTCACCGGAGGCGAGCGGCGCTCGCCTGGGCGGGGACCACCATTTGTTGGCGGCGAAATAGTCCTGGAGCAGCCGCTCGGGCGGCGGGTTCTCCAGCAGCTCCCATTCCAGCTCGAGGTAGAGCCCCCAGGTCAGGGTCGCCCACCAGTATTCGCGGGTGTGGCCGTAGTAGCGGCAGGCCTTGAGGACGACGCCTTCCCAGTTTGGATCGGGGACTAGGCCGCCCCGGCGGCCTCCCCCGGGTCGGCGTCCGCCTGGTCCTGGGCGTCGTCGGAGGCTTCGCCGCGGAAGATGAACAGGCCCGACTGCCGCCGCACCGTCATCCAGGCCAGCTGGCGGTCGGCCTCGGCGATGGTCCAGCCGTAGAACTCATCCGGCGTCAGCGACGGGTGCGCCGCCTGCAGCCCGGCCAGCACCGGGCCCATGACCAGGCGTTCGAAGTCGTCGTTGGAGAGGTCGTGGAAGACCTCGGCCATCGCGGCCATCTGGCGCACGGCCCGGTCCAGCACCGGCTCGTCCTCGACCACCTCCAGCCCATCGACCGTGGCCCCGACCAGCCGGTTCAGCTCGATCAGCTCCTTGCGGCATTTGCGCAGGTCCTTCCAGACCAGCTCCGGGATCGGCCATTCCTTCCCGGCGATGCTGATGGTCGGCGTGGTCTGCGGATCGAAGGCGGCGGGTTCGGTCATCTATAGGCCTCGTCCATGCGGTGCTTCGCGCCCTGGATCATCTCCGGATGGTCGAGCGCCTGGGTGGTGATCCGCCCCAGGATCAGGTCGGTGGAGAGGTCGACGTCGCCGATCCGGGTCAGGGCGGCCAGCAGCGGCTTGCGGTTCCAGCGGATCTCGCGCAGGTCGCCGCAGGGGATCGGCGGCTGGCGGCGCAGCACCAGGTATTCGGTGATCTTGCGCGCCACGAACCGCTGCGCCTGGGCGACCTCCAGGGCGGAGAGGCGCAGCGCGGCCATGACGCCCTCTTCCGGCACGCCATTGGCCAGGTTCTGGAAGACCAGGCGCCGGGTGAACCCCAGCGCCCGGCGCTCCTCTTCGACCATGTCAGGCGGCCTGGGAGAAGGTCGCGGTCCCGACCAGGTCACTGGCGTCGGCGCCGGCGGTATAGTCGAGGGTGAAGCCGGAGAAGCCCGACTTCTTCAGCGAGATGCCGGACGAGCCGGCGATGCAGTTGTTGAACACGAACATGTCCTGCTCCGCCCCCCAGGGCAGCACGTGCACCGCCTTGAAGTTGCCGGTCAGGCCCTGCAGCTGGTTGGCCAGCACCACGGTCTCGCCGGTGTCGGAGGAGTAGTAGTAGGAGATCTTCATGTTGGCGTTCGCGTCGCCCGCCGCGAAGGTGTACTTGCCCTTGTTCATGCCGGTCTCGACCACCGAATAGGAGACGGCGAGCACCTCCGACCCCGCCGCGACGCGGGCATAGACCACGCCGGTGTCGGCGTTGACGACGCCGAGGTCGCCCAGGAAGTGGGACGAATTGGTCACCGTGATCACATAGGTCGAGGTCCCGGGCACCGTCCCGGCCTCCTTGTTGGCCTCGAGGTAGGAGCCGGTCGTCCCGCCGTCGCCGAAGACCAGGTCGGCGAAGAACCGCGGCTGGATCTTGCCGAACTCGACCTTGCCCGAGATCTCCATCTCGCCCGCGCCGACGGCCACGGCCAGCTGGCCCTCGCCGAACAGGCTCTCGGTCTTGCGCTTGAAGTCGATCGACTGGCTCTGCGGCGTGAAGGCGCGCGCGGGCGTCGGATTGGTCGAGTTCGCGACGCCGAAAACGCGGCCGGCGCCGAAGGTGGGCTTTCCAGAAAGCACGGTGGTCATGGCGGGATTCCTTTCGGTTCGGAGCCGGGATCAGGCGGCGGTGTCGGTGGACGGGGGATCGGCGGGCGCCTTGCCGCGACCCTTGGGGGCTTCGGCCGGGGCCGGCGCGGGTTCCGGATCGGCGGGCGCCGCCGCGGCCGGGCCGCCGAGGCGCTCGATCAGGTCCGGCAGGGCCGCGGAGACCTGGTTATAGGCCTGGGTGTCGCGGGCCACGGCTCCGCAGGCGATGCGCTCGCGGAACCAGGTGTTGACGGTGTCGGCTGGGGACATGGCTTGCTCCTAATGCGCGGTGTCGCGCGCTTCCTGCATCTGGCGGACGATCCAGGCGGCGAGGCCGGCCTCGCTGGTCTCGCGGATGATCGGCCAGGGCATCTC